TCTTGCGGCACGGCTCTCTGGCCGCGCGGGTGATGTTGGCGAGCAGACACAGCTTCAAGAAGTGCGGCCGATGTCTGGCATGAGCACGCTCGGTATGGCGTCAACACCGGCAGGAATGGCTGCGCTGAAGGCTAGTCCGTTGCTGGAAGAAACTGCCAAACAATCGATGAAGCCAACCGAGTACGTTTATCAAAACGTGCCGGGCGTGGGCCTTGTCGCAGTCAATCGCAACAATCCGCAAGACCAACGCGTTATTCAGCGCGAAGTGCGGCAGCCGAAGGAAGGCCCACAACCGACACTTAAGCAAGTGCGGCTGGCGAATGGCATGGTGCAGGATCAGTGGCTTGTTCCGGGGCAGGCGAAGGGCATTCCTGTTGGCGCTCCGTATGCTCCGAAGGGAGCAGAAGGTGCAGGCGATGGCCTCAACGAGCGGCAGCGCGCTGGCATCAACATGACGCGCGACGCGGCGCTGCAGTACGCCGCCAACCTCACAGGCCGGCCGGTCAGTGAACTAAGAAATATGTCGCCGGCAGAGATTGAGCAGGAGATCAAGAAGCGAGGCGGTCGCGTGCTGCAAGGCGGAACCGCGCGCATGGTCAGTGGCCTGCCTGTGGTTGGTGACTTTGCCAAGAGCATTGTGGAGTCCATGAATTCGGATCTCATCGCCCCGGCTACCACCGGCGGCTCTGGCATCGCGATGTACCAGAACCCGACTGGCCCTATCACTGGCGCAGACGTCACGGTCGGTGTCACGCAGTTCCCGAATCCGATGTATCCGCTGCCGGTTCAGGCGCAGATGATCCGCTCGATTCTTGAGCGTGGGGGCAAGGTCGAAGAGTACGACGCAAACGGAAACAAGGTGCGCTGATGCCTATTCAAGTTTCAATGCCAGACGGCACTACGGCGGTCTTTCCTGACAACACCAAGCCGGAGGTTATTGAGCGCGTCAAGCGCGAGAAGGCCGCGGCTATGCAGCGTCGAGAGCAGCCGCAGGAGGCGCCGGGGATGCTGCAGACTGCCATCCGCGCCTTCGGGCAGGGTGTGACCTATGGCGGCTCAGACGAGGCCACAGCAGGTATAGAGGCCGCTCTTGGCCGTATGCCGTACTCGCAGAGCCTAGAGGAGCAGCGTCGCGAGCAAGAGGCGATGCGGCGCGCCAATCCGTTGACGTATGCGGCCGCCGAGTTTGGTGGCGCGATGCTGTCGCCTAACCCGCTTGGCAAGGCAGGCGCTGTCACCTCGACTGGCGCTCGACTTTTGCGAGAGGCTGGCGTCAGTGGCGGCATCGGTGCAGTGCAGGGTGCGCTCGAGGCTGAACCCGGCAACCGGCTGCAGAATGCTGCGCAGATGGGCGCAATATCGTCTGTGGTCGGCCCTGCTGCCGGCGCTGCGATGGACTTTGCGCGCGGTGCGCGTAGCGTGATGGGGCGAGCCTTTCGCCCAGACGAGCCGCGCGTAGCCTCTCAGGAGGTGCTCGGCGCGATGCGCGAGGCTGGCGTCACTGGCGATCAACTGCGTCAGCAGATCCTTACCGGGCGACCTGATGAGATTCGCCCGTTCGGCATGATGATGGGCCAATCTGGCCAGATGGCCGCGGAGCGCGCGGCGATTGGCGGCGGCAAGGCTGGCGATATTGCTCGAGAGACGTCTCAAAACATCCTGTCTGAGTCTGGCGCTCGCGTCATGAGTGTCGTCAACGAGATGACAGGCGGAAATCGTCAGTTCACGCAAGACATTCTGAAAAAGTTTGAAGAGGCGCGAAACAAGAACGCCACAGAGCTGTATGGCAAAGCTCGCGCGGTTGGCATTGTGCAGGACGATGACATCGTAAACATCATCGCTGGCGATCCGTTGCTGCGCAGCCTATACAAAAAGGCTCAGGTGAACGCACAGCGTCAGGAAGGCATGAAACTGCCTGATATTGTCGATAAAGACGGAAACCTAATTCAGAACGCATACCCGTCAGTGGCTGCGCTTGACTATCTCTTGCGTGCAGTTCGCACCAAGAAAGATCAGGCCTTCCGAAACGGCGACGTCAATGCTTCTGGCATCAAGGCTCTGTTTGACCAGCTCGATAGCAAGGTCAAAGATTTGGTGCCTGAGTACCGCACCGCTCGAGCGAGATTCACTGAGGACTCTGAACTAATCAAGTTGTCAGAGCTAGGACAGAAGTTCATTAATATGTCCGAGTCTGACCGCAAGGTTGCGCTTCGAGCATTAGACCCTGACAAGTTGGAAGTGGTTCGAGGCACTGCGCGAGATGCGCTCTATAACCGTCTCGCAACGATGGATGACGCCGGCATGGCTCGTATGCTGACCGGCAGCAAGCAAAACAGAGACCTGCTCGAGTTCTTGGCTGTTTCTCCAGAGGCTGCCGCACAGGCTGCATTGCGAATTCGTCAAGAGCGCCAGCTCCAAGAGTTTGCTCGCAACATTAACCCGAACATCGGCTCGAGAACGGCTCGCACCAGCGCCGCTGCTGGCGCAGGGGTTGATCAGTTGGCGCGCACTGAACAGGTTACCGAGTTTGTGATGGGCAACAATGCGTCGAAATTTATGACGCTGTTGAACCTTGCAGGCGGTCGCTTGCGTGGCCTAACGCCAAACGTGCGCGAGGACATGGCGCGAATGCTGACCACAATCTCTCCGCAAGATCAGTTGCGCATCCTTGAGCGTCTTGACCTTGAAGATCAGCGGCTGCTGCGCGAGGCGGTGGAGCGATCCAACAAGAGAACGAAGAGCGTGCAACGTGGCGCGCGCATACCTGGCCTATTGTCTGCTGAGGAGCAGGAGCAATAACGATGGACATCTTCGAGATCTTCACCCGCGCATGGCCGATCATCCTTGCGATCATCACGCTGATTATCGTGCTCTCGAAGCTCGACCTGCGCGTGGCGGTGCTCGAGGACAAGATCAAGACGATCTTTGACCTGATCAACAAGGGCAACAAATCATGATGGAAACCCTACTCGGCGGCGTCTTTGGCGGCCTGCTGCGCTTGGCGCCGGAGGCTCTAAAGTTCTTTGACTCCAAGAACGAACGCTCGCATGAGCTTCGGATGCTGGAGGCAGAGATGAAGTTTGCGCAGGTGCGTGGCGAGATTGCCATGCGCCAGACTGAGGCGCAGATGACGATGGCCGAGGTGGATGCAATCGGTGAAGCATTCAAGGAACAATCCGCCACGGCGCAGGCCGCGGGTAAAGTCGTCGCCGGCATCTCTGCACTGGTGCGCCCATTTGTGACCTACCTCTTTGTGATCGCCTATGCCGCGGTCAAGGCGGCAGGATTCGCCATCGCGCTCGAGCAGGGCGGCGACTGGAAGCAGGTACTCACCACGATGTGGGGCGTCGATGACATGGCCGTGCTGAATATGATCCTCAGCTTCTGGTTCGTCGGGCGCGTCTATGAGCGAGTACGATAAGGCGCTGGCGATCGCCGCCGACCTATGCCGACACTTTGAGGGATTCCGAAGCAAGCCGTATATCTGCCCTGCAGGCTATCCCACGATAGGCTACGGCACGGTCTACAAGCCTGACGGCACCAAGGTCACGATGGATGATCCGCCGATCAGTAAAGAGTTGGCCAATGAGTGGTTATTGTCCGAGCTACGGACAAACTACGGCGCCGGTGTGTTGAGAACCTCGCCCAACCTAATAAACCACCCGAACGCTTTGGCATCTGCCATTGATTTTGCTTACAATCTCGGTGTCTCACGCTACAGGGCAAGTACATTGCGCAAGCGACTTGAGGCCGAAGATTGGGATGGAGCAAAGATTCAGCTCATGCGCTGGACAAAGGCTGGTGGCAAGGTGCTGCCGGGCTTAGTGCGACGTCGTCAAGCGGAGGCTCAGTTACTGCCATGAAAAACCCGCGTACAGATGGAGTCCCCTCCCAGTTCCAACTTGCCGGCCACACCATCAAGGTGGTGGTTGTCCCACCGCGCAAGTGGAAACACGGCAAGAATTGCGTCGGCATCTGGTTGCCGGGCGATTATCGCATCGAAATCGTATCAACCTGCAGAGGATCAAATCGTCAGCAAGTGTTTTGCCATGAGGCGATACACGCGCTGCTGGAGATCGCTGGTCTGGATGACCTTAATGGCGATGAGTCCAAGGTGGATCTCTTGGGCCACTTGCTCCAGCAGATGCTGACCACCATGGAATGAAACGCCACCTCATTATCCCTGACGCACAGATCAAACCCGGCTCACCGACTGACCACATCAAGTGGTGCGGAGAGGCGATCCTAGACTACAAGCCAGATGTCATCGTCTGTCTCGGGGATTGGTGGGATCTGCCCTCGCTCAATTCTCATGCGCCAGCCGGTAGCGAGGAGCTTGAGGGGCGCCGATACCATGAAGATATAAAGGCTGGCAACGAATCCTTTAATAAGCTCGATTCTTATTTAAGGAAGTCACGCAGCAAGACGTGGCAGCCGCGCAAAGTGTTTCTCGAGGGCAACCATGAGAACCGCGCGAACCGCATCGCCAAGAACGACCCAAAATGGAAGGGCATCATCGGCTCGCACAACTGCGAGACGCTCGACTGGGAACGACACAAATTTCTCAAGATCTGCGAAATTGACGGGATCAAGTATTGTCACTACTTCCCGAACCCGTTCTCGGGCAAGCCCATAGGCGGAACCATCGTCAATCGCTTGAACTCGATTGGCGCGTCATTTGTGCAGGGCCACCAGCAGGGCTTCTTGTACGCCTCGAAGCAGTACCCTGACCACGTCAAGCATGGCCTAGTCGCCGGGCGCTTCTACCTCGAGCATGAGGGCTACCGGCCGGACGATGTGCAGACCAACGAGTGGTCAGGCATCGTGATCCTTAACGGCGTCAAGCGGGGTGACTATGACTTGATGCCCCTTCGCATGGACTACCTGCGACGCAAATACGGCTGACTTTAGGCGCTCAATCTCGGCGCGCAGCTTCATCTCGGTCTCGACCGCATCCGTCAATTTAATGACGAGGTCTTTGGTGCGCTGCCGCTCCACCGATAGGCAGTGCTCCAGCTCGCTCACGATCTCTCGCAACTGACTGGTCGATAGCGATCGCGCCAGCATCTCACGGCGCCAAGATCCGCCTTCGCTCTCTGTGTCAATGTTCATAAGTATCCGGCTATCGCGTCGGGGCCGGCGCTCCGAGTAGCGTACACGCGCGATTCGTGCTCTAGGTTCTACTCCTCTTCTGACCTGCGCCAAGTGCCTTCATTGATCTGCCGCGCTACCTTCAGCGCGTCAGTGAAGAGCGCCTGATTCCAGATCGCGATCACCTGCTCTCTGGTTATCTCAGGCTTGGCACTATCAGTCTCGCCAAGATCAATAATATCTTCGCACACCTGCGCACCCTTGGTACAGAACCACGCGGCCTTGCGCAGATCTTGCTCTCGAGAGTTGCCGCCCTTGCGGCCAGCTCGCGAGAGGTACTTGATCGCAGAGCCGACGCAGTAGCTCACCGCACCATCATCGCCGAGCACTGCCTGTATGTAGTCAATCGCCTCGATTGGCTCGCCGTTGGGCAGCGTGAGCTGGTAGTGCTGCGGATGGTTGACCACATCTTCGTCGGCATCACCGCGCAGCATCGCATCGATGTCGTCTTGCGTCGCGTCGATCATGTCGCTGAGTCTGCTCATTACAGCACCAGCATCGCGGTCTTGATCGCGACTCCTATGATTAGGCCGCCAATAGCAGCGCCAACGAGCGCCATGCCCATAACAAATAGCATGGCGCCAGCAATCAATAAAGTATCGTTCCAGTCGAACTTTTTCATGCCGCCCTCTTCTTGAGTTTCTCGTTCAGGTCATACAGCGAACGCAGGTTGATGAACGCCGGCCAGGCATCATCGTCGAGCGACGGGTAGAAGTGGTGGCCGAAGTCACCATTCTCTTTGCTGAAGCGCAGCAAGTGATAACCGCCGTCGATCTTGGTGCCGGTGCACTCTTCATAGGCCTTGGCATAGGCCACCAACTGGATCAGGTATTCTGGGTACACGCCGCCCGATGTCTTAAAGTCACCGAGCACGATCTTGCCGTTGAGCCTGCCGATGAAGTCCAGCGTGCCACCGTAGCGGTACGTCTCCGACAGCACCGGCACCTCGCAGTCTATGATCTCGAGCTGCGTGCCCTTGCACCAGAACTCAAAGGCAGAGTAGGCGCTGACCACCTGCGCGCGAAACGCAGCCGGGTCTCGCGTCTCTGCCTTCTCCATCGTCTTCTCGAGGTGCTGGTGCGGATCACCGCCCTTGACGAATACCTCGCACATCTCATGCACGCAGGTGCCAATCGCAAGCGCATCGTTGGCATCGTACAAACCGGCCGGGGCTTCCATGCCCTGCCCCTCCAGCACGCCGTGTGCGCGGCCAGTCTTATACGCCCAGTTGATCAATGCACCGGGGTCTTTGATCTTTAGGATTGTGGTGACAGACGGCACTTTCGTGCCGTCCGCCAGTTTATAACCGCCCTTCTGAGTAGCCATTAAAACGCGATCTCATCGTCGGTGAACTCCTGATTGACAGGAGCCGCGGCAGGCTTTGCTGCAGCAGGCGCTGCCTTCGGCAACACCGGCGCATCTACCACACGATTGGCGATCTTGTCCTGCACCCATGCCGGCAATTTGTCAAACGCCACCGGATCTGGCTCGTCGATGCTGTAGGTCAGCGCCTCGCCCTCCAGCGTCGGCGCCGGCATACCCTTCGGCAGCGGCATGATGCTGGTGAGGTTGGCGTAAGTCTTATCACCCTTAACGCTGTGCGTTACGTTGATGAACGCAGGCTTGCCGAGCACGTTGACCAGATCGAACTTCTTCAGCTCTTCTGGGGTAAAGGCACGACCGCGCCACGATTGCAGCAACTGCCGCAGCGTCGCCTTCTCATTGAGGCTCAGGCCAACCGTGCGGCTGATGACCGCCGGCAGGCTCTTAGCCTCGCCATCCTTGGTGATCTCGACGCGCTCGCTCGGGATCTGGAAGCGCAGCATGAGCGTGCGCTTCGGGGCGTACTGACCGCCCGGTGAGGCCTGCACGCCAAGGTCTACGACCATGTCGCACACGGCTGCATAGGCGCCTGCCTCGAGCGGCTTGCGCTCAGGGTAGTTGCCACCACTTGATGCTGATACATAAATAGCCATTGTCTTAAACTCCTTCAGTTACGGTTCACCAGTAATCGACGCCGCTTCTTTTGCTGCGCCAGTTTGGCGGGGGAACCTGCCGCCATTCCAAGAGTGTATCTCGACGCACCTTGCGCACAAGATCAAATATCCATTTCACGACTGCAGCTCATCCTCTGCCGAGAACCACGTTGATTGGCGGCGCAGGAATGTCGGCCAGCTCGCATCCTTGTTGCAGAACGAACGATCTTCGATCAGCACATGGTTGGTCGGCTGCGCCGTGAATCGATCATTCTCCAACTGCAACACATAGAACTCTTTGCTTTGCTCCGGCTCCGCGCTGAACGCATCACCGATAGGCGCAATCGTGAAGAGGTACATGCCGCGGTGCTCGGCGCGACTCTGTAGCCGCACCCGCGCATTCATGCTGGCAAGGAATGGATACTCGAGCACGCTGAACTGGTAGCCGTAGCAATCCCATGTCTGCGCGTCTGCCGGCGTCCACGGCTCGTCTGCCTCTTTGCTGGCCGCGAGCTGGTGCAGGCCGACGTTGCGGTACACCGCGCCAGATTCCAGCATGACGTGACAGCCGAGCGCGCGGCCGGGGAATGACGTGAGGCCGAACCACACGGCGCGCAGCCAATCGTGTTCGCCGCAGGCATTGGGTTGCACCCAGACATATTTGTGGGCCGGCAACGGGCCAGAGTGTGTGTACATCATCGCTCGAAGATCGCCACGGCAATCGCGAGCACTGCGAACACGGCGCACACCTTGATGAGAGTCACAGCGTGCGGCAGCTCTTCCGGGGTCAAGGTAAAGATGTCCATTACACTTCCACCTTCGGGCGATATTGTTTGTACAGCGCCTCGGCTTCATCGCGCAGGCCGATGTTGCCGAGCTGGTTGATCATCATGCGAATCTGTAGCGCGCTGTCCCAGCCGGCTTTCCAAGCGCGGTAGTCGTCGCTGTATTCGCTGTACCAGTCATGAGACTTGAGCTTCTGCTCGAGGTCTTGCAAGGTGGTCATGTCATCTCCTTCTATCACTTCTGGCCAAGCACCGCGCCGGCCATGTGGGAATACTATGCTCACCCAAAACAGAACACAAGCACTTTTTGTGCAAATAATTCGCTTGACGGCATATTGACTACAAACTAGTCTTGTGGGTTATGAAAAAGCAACCACCGGAAACTATCGCCCTGCTCCACGCTGTGGACGTACTGGGCGGACAAACGGCCACCGCGAAGATGCTTGGCGTGAGCCAGCAGGCGGTGCAGTATTGGATCAGACGTGGCAGGGTGCCTGCCCTGAAGGCTATTCCGCTCGAAGCCGCAAGCGGAGTCTCTAGGAATAAACTGCGGCCGGACTTGTACCCATGAAACCAGAACTGACCGCGATCGTGCCGGTCGAGAAGATCCTCGATCTGGCCAAGAAATACCCTGTTTTCCCCTGCCGGAGGAACGATGAAAAAGACTCAGAAGGGCGCACGCTCAAAGCCAAAAGCCCACTTACCAAAAACGGATTCAAAGACGCCACGCAAGACGAAGCCCAGATACGTCGATTCTGGGCCAGTCACCCTGACGCACTCGTTGGGGTTCCAACCGGCAGCCGCACCAACCTCGCCGTCATCGACTTCGATACTCGGTCGGCTGACGCAATGGCTCAAGAATGGCTGGCAGAGAATCAAGCCGCTCTAACTGGTACGCGAGTCCACCAGACCGGCGGCGGTAGCGGCGGCCGGCACTACATCTTCAGCCTGCCGCACGGTGTCAAGATCCGCGGCGGTGTGTCCGTCACGCTCGGCAAGGTTAAGCGGCAAGGCCTCGACATCCGCGCCGAGGGCGGATACATCATCTGGTGGCCGCTGCACTACGGCCAAGGCGGCCCGTTGAACGACATCCGCTCGCTACCCGCGGGGCTGATCGACGAGCGGCGCATGGATCTCGAGCTGCCGGCAGAGGTGGCCGCGAAGATGCCATCGAAGCCTGGCACCAGTCAGGACTTCCAGCGCGACCTGCCGCGGATCACCGAGGCGCTGGCCTACATCGACCCCACACCATACGACGCATGGCTCATGGTCGGCATGGCGCTACACCATGCGAGCGGTGGCGCCGACGACGGTCTCGAGCTGTGGGATGCGTGGGCGAGCGGTGGCATCACCGGCAGCCTGCCGGATAACTACGCCGGCCGCGCCGATATTGAGTACCGCTGGCAGAGCTTCCATCTCGATCGCGGCAAGGGCGTCACACTCGGCAGTCTGTTCAATGCGGCCAAGGGCGGCGGCTGGGTTTCGGTGCCAGAGGCGGTGCGGTTAGGGCCGCCAAAGCGCGAGGAGCCGCAGTTGTCCTACGAGGATGTACCCGAGGCGCAAGGCATGATGCGGGTGGTTGAGCCTGACCTGCCTGCGCTAAACGCAATAAATGAAACAGCGTCGCCCATTCGACGCCGTCTCACGCTTCGGCCCATCGGCGAGATCGTGAGCGAGCGGCGCGAGGCGACGTGGTTGATCCACAACGTCATCGAGGCCAACGTGCTCGCCGTGCTCGCAGGGCCGCGCGCCAGCTTTAAGTCGTTCATCGCACTCGACTGGGGCATGAAGATCGCCTGCGCAGGGAACGCGGTGGTGGTGCTGTCCGGCGAAGGTGCTGGCTTAGGCCGTCGCGCCGAGGCGTGGATGCAGCAGCACGGCCAAGGCCAAGAGCTGGAGGATCTGCAACTGCTGGCGCTTGAGTCGGTGGCCAACCTGAACGCTGAGGAGGAGATGGCAGGGCTGCAGCAGGCTATCGAGGAGGCCGGCATTCGGCCAGCGCTGGTGATCGTCGATACCTTCAGCAAGTTCTCGGCAGGGCTTGACGAGAACAGCAACCAAGAGGTGGCCGAGTATCTCTCCAAGCTCACGGTCGGTGTCCGCGAGCGGTACTGCTCCACGGTGCTGCTGGTGGCTCACAGCGGCCACGGCGATGCCAAGCGGCCAAGAGGCGCCAGTGCGCTGATGGCCAACCCTGATGCTGAATACATCGTCGAGCGGCCGGATGCGCAGGCTATGGTGGTGACGATCACCCGCGAGCGGTTCAAGGACACGGCCAGCATGCAGCCGCTTGCCTTCGAGGCGGTCGAGGTTGACCTTGGCCGGGTAGACAAGTACGGCGAGGCGGTCAAGTCGCTGGTGATGAGGGAGACGAACGCTCCGACCAAGGCGGCCGCGGTTCACTCGCCCCAAGGCAAGGCGCAGCGGACGATCCTGTTTGCGCTCAGGGAGCGCCAGAAGAAGTCCGAGACGCCGCTCGTTTGGACGGTCGAGGAGATCCGCCAGATCGGTCGCGAGTGTGGGGTGCCGCGGCAGTCTGTCCACGATGCGGTTGAAAAATTGATGCTGTCACCCTTCCTGAAGGCCACTGTAGGTGGCTCGATGCTGGGTGAACCGTGATGTCCGAAAATGTCCGAAAACGTCCGAACCGGACATTTTCGGCGGGTCATTTATGTCCGAAAATGTCCGAGAGTCCTTTAGGACTCGGACATTCGGACATGACCTTCGGACAATGAGACAGACATGAGGTTGGTATGAAGCACAAGACGGACAAAGGGCAGGGTGTTGCTTTGGTGCAACATGTTGCAGATACGCCAATGGCTAAGCGCATGGTCGCTGGCATGGGCGAGGAGGGGTTGGCGCTGATGCGTACCTTCCAGCAGCACTTCGGTGCAAAGCTCGTCCACTACCAAGACGAGGCTGGCGAGGTTGGTCAGCGGCCGGGGTGGGCGGAATGAAACAGGACGCCATGAAGTTGCTCGGGCCGCTTGAGTGGGAAGACTCCGCCTTTTGGGGGATGACGTCCAAGTGTCGTCGGTTTTCGATACGGAGCCAGACGGTCAATGGCAAGACCGAGCATGTGCTCTGGAGGCGTGGCCGAGATGGTGCGGTCATACCGATCAACCTTGGCACCTTCGATACCTTCGAGAAGGCGGCTGAGGCTGCCGAGGAGGCCAAGTACGATACGCCGAAGCGACGACGGCAGGAGTTTGAGTGGTGAGAAAGAATTGTCCGATCTGTGGGGTCGAAAACACGGGCGGTCAGCCGCATCGCTGGCACAAGGAAGCTCACCGAAAGAAAGGGCACTCTGTCGCCGACATCACTGACATGGTGGCCAAGACCAGCGAGTTTCGTAAGACGGTCGAGCTGATCTGTCATGCGGTGGATTTAGCAAGGCAGCCTGATGGTTGGCGGTCTAACCCTAAACGGACTGCGTACCATCAGGCCTACTATTGGCGAAACGTAGAGAAGCGCCGGGTTCAACGAAAGATGAGTAAGTCTCTGCGTCGCAGGGTGCGGCCCTTGATTGCTAATCTATGCCGTGCTGTAGACTTGGGCAGAATATCCGCGAGGTGGTGAGATGGGAGCAAGACAAAGACAACGTGGCGCCGAGACTGAGCGCGAGGTCTGCAAGGTCATATCCGAGTCAACAGGGTGGCAGACTTCCAGAATCTTAGGTCAGGCTCGAGATGGTGGCGCAGATGTGCGACTGGCTCAGTTTCTGATCGAGGTGAAGCGTCGCAAGTCCATTGCGGTCTATGAGTGGCTTGAGCAGTGCCAGCGAGCCTGCAAGCCAACGGATAAGCCGGTGGTGATCGCAAGAGGTGATCACAAGGGATTCGTCGTCATCCAGCCTCTGGAAGATTGGCTGGAGATGGCCAAGCGTGAGTTACCCGAAAGATGAAGTGCTCAAAATGTGGGAAGGCGACCGAGGTTGTGAAGGTCTATCAGTTCCCAACAGAGGCGAGACGAAGGCGAGAGTGCCTGACCTGCGGGTTTAGATTCACAACGGCTGAGAGAGTCTGGCGTAAGGTTTATGCCGACGAGATCCGAGCGGCCAAAGAGAAACCGGCAAAGAAGGTCAAGCCTGAGCCAATACCGAGGCGAAGAGCCTGGTCTAATTTCGACGTGGTGTCGGCTGACGATTACCAGATGGATTGGGAAGACGTCAGCACTTATGTGCATGTGAGGGATGATTGATGGCAGGTTCTCCGATCAAGAAGGAACGGCGAGAGAAAGCAATCGCATTGATGGCGAAGGACACCTTCATGCCTGAGTTGTGCGAGTACATCAGCAACGGTGGCAGCCTGGTGCAGTTCGCGCTGACGGCGCAGATACCTTACGGCCGAATGCACCAGTTCCTGATGGCCGATGAGGAACGCAAGCAGCAGATCGAGATTGCCAAGCGTGCTCGAGCTATGTGGCATGTGGATCGTATTGAGCGGCTGGCTGACTCGGTGGAGCAGGAGCAGATCGATCCTCATGCTGCGAAGGTGGCAAGCGATATCAGGCGATGGGTTGCGTCCAGATTGGACATGCAACAGTGGGGCGAAAAGGTGCAGCAGAAGATCGAGATCACCGACACGACGCAGCTTCACCTCGAGGCAGTGCGCAACTTGATGAAGACGGTCAACGTCGTCCAGTCCGAAAAGCTGACTCAAGACACAGCGACGCGCAGCGAAACGGACGCGCGCGACACATCAGAAGCGAATGAGAATGAGAATCATTCGCATTTAGACTGAGGTTTTATGCACGCTCATGCGCATAATCGACTGCTCGGCGCGCAGCGCGAAACACAGCGCGCGCAAGTCATTGATTATCAACGGGTTCTGATCGGAGTTCGTATAATACCCATTATGTTAAATAGTGGATAACCTGTGGATAACCTCGATCATCCTGTTGATAACCGCGTAAATGAGAACGATTCGCATTTACCCCCCCCGGGGTGGCAGGTGGCGGGGGCGGCGCTGGCGTACTACCCCACAGAGACCCCCCCATGGGGGCAGATAACACCCTTCGGGGAGGTATGACTTGAAAAATCCGTTCTACGACTTCGTCTCGCGCTATTACAGGAACCCTGTGGCCTTCGTAAGGGAGGTACTAGGGGTAGAGCCTGACCCGTGGCAGATCGAGCTCTTAGAGCTTCTGGCGGCCGGTGAGCGCAAGATCAGCGTCCGCTCCGGCCACGGCACCGGCAAGTCCACGGCAGCATCATGGTCGATGCTGTGGTTCATGCTCACCCGCGCCCCGGTCAAGGTGGTGGTCACGGCACCGACCGCCTCGCAGCTCTTCGACGCTCTTTTCGGCGAATGCCGCCGCTGGGCCAAGCTGCTACCCCCAGCCATAGCCGACCTAATCGAGATCAAGTCCGACCGTATTGAACTAAAAGCCAGCCCGGAAGAGGCCTTCATCTCGGCCCGTACCAGCCGCGCCGAACAGCCGGACGCGCTGCAGGGTATCCACGCTGAGTATGTGCTGCTGGTGGTGGACGAGGCGCCGGGTGTCTCTGAGGCGGTCTTCGAGGCCGCCGGTGGCTCGATGTCAGGCCACAACGCGACGACCCTGCTGCTCGGCAACCCCACCCGCACACAGGGGTATTTCTACGACACGTTCTACCGCCTAGCCGGAGATTGGAAAAACCTGCACGTCTCCTGCCTAGACTCGCCCAGAGTCTCGAGCGACTACGTCTCAGAAATGGCAAGCCGCTACGGCGAGGGGTCGAACGCCTACCGGGTGCGCGTGCTCGGCGAGTTCCCGCTGGCCGACGACGATACGCTAATCGGGTTGGAGCTGGCGCAATCGGCCATCGACCGCGATGTGGTGCAGAACCCCGGCGCGCCCATCCTCTGGGGTCTGGACGTCGCGCGTTTTGGTGCTGACTCCTCGGCGCTGTGCAAACGGCAGGCGAATGTGGTGCTCGAGCCGGTCAAGACATGGCGCAACCTAGACCTGATGAGCCTATCCGGCGCGGTGCTGCATGAGTGGGAATCGACCGACCCCAAAGATCGCCCGGTCGAGATACTGGTGGACAGCATCGGCTTAGGCGCAGGTGTAGTCGATCGATTACGGGAGCTAAAACTGCCCTGCCGCGGCATCAACGTCGGTGAGTCGCCGGCCATCAAGGGGCAGTATGCGAACCTGCGCGCAGAGCTTTGGGGCAAGACCAAGGCATGGCTCGAGGCGCGCGATTGCAAACTGCCGCGTGACGAAAGGCTGGTCAATGAATTATCCTCACCGCGGTACTCGTTCATGAGCAACGGCAAGCTGAAGCTCGAGAGCAAGGACGACATGAAGCGCCGCGGGTTAGCATCGCCTGACGTGGCGGACGCATTTGTGCTGACCTTTGCGAGCGATGCGGCGACGATTGGCGGTGCGTATTCGCCGACGTGGACAAAATCGGTCAAGAGACAGATTCGAGGTGTGGTATGAACTGGCGGGATTTCTTTTTGGTGGACCCGTACTCGGGCGCGAAGATAGTCGAGCACGACCTGCAGGGCTGGGGGTCGGATGACCCGATGTTCGAGCAGGTCCTGGCGGCGGTGCGCCC